CCGGTAAACCTTCTTGGTCATCTCTTCGGTGGAGTGGCCAAGCAAACGGCTCGCATGTGCTAACTCGATCTCGCTGGCGGCTTTAGGCCGGATGTCCTTGAACTGGAACTGGCGGATCAGTATGGCCAAGGCTGCGTCGCCGTCGGCGCCAGCTTTGATGGCGGCTTTTTCGCGGGCCTCATCCCAGCGGTTGCGAAGCATCTGCTGGCTCATCCGTAGGCCCGACGTATTGGCGACCGTAACGCGCACAAGACCGTGGCGGCCAAGCATCAAGACAAGAAGACGGGCAAGTTGTCAGTGGTCTCCCTGGAGAATGACGACGTGCCGGACGGCCTGCCGGCAGTACACACCGACCGCCATATTCACCCGAACAAGACCGCCGCCGAATCTGCGGCCAAGGCGCGTTTGGCTGCGTTCAACCGGTCCACGGCCGGCGTGCGCCTGGAAATGCCTGGGCGCACGGACCTATTCGCGGAGCGCTCTATCAATGCCCAGGGCTTCAAGGTAGGGCTTGATGGCGAGTATCTGGTGGATTCGGCGGAACAGACATTCACCCAAGCGGGCTGGTCCACAACCGTTGAGTGCAACGGCGGCAAAAAGGGCAAGGCCAAAGCCAAAGGCAAGAAAACGAAGAAAGCCGCTAAGCCAGTCAAAGTCGTCAGCCTGGAGTAGCGGTCGCGCACCACAACCCCCGCCAAGTGCGGGCTACTCACGTTAGGAGCTTGTATGCCCATCACCCAGCAGCAGTTGCTGCAGATCCTCCCGAACGCCGGCCGCCAAGCCGGCGTTTTTGTATCCGCCCTAAACGCGGCCATGGCGAATCGAAAGATCGACACACCGAAGCGCCAGGCGGCATTCCTTGCCCAGGTCGGCCACGAGTCCGGCCAGTTGCAGTACGTGCGTGAACTGGGGAGTGGTCAATACCTCAGCAAGTACGACACCGGCGCGCTTGCTGCCAAGCTGGGGAACACGCCTGCAGCCGACGGTGACGGCCAACGCTATCGGGGTCGCGGGCTAATCCAGATCACCGGCCACGACAACTACCTACGCTGCAGCTTGGCATTGTTCGGCGATGAGCGATTGCTTGGCACGCCTGAGCTGCTCGAACAGCCGCAGTGGGCGGCAGAGTCAGCTGCGTGGTTCTGGTCGGTAAACGGGCTGAACGCGCTCGCGGATCAAGAGCAATTCAACACCATCACCCGCCGGATCAATGGCGGGCTCAACGGCCTGGAAGATCGGCTGCAGCTCTGGGGCAGGGCGAGGGCAGTGTTATGCGTCTCCTCGACCTGATCCCTGGGCAGTTCCGTATCGCTACTGTTGGCTTGTTGCTGGTGATGTTGGCGGTCGGCTCCGCTGCATTGGCCTGGACCGTTCAAGGATGGCGTTACGGCCAGCAGTTGGAGCGTCAGGCCCGGCTGCATGCGGACACCCTCAACGAGTTATCACAAGCCTCTGCCGCCCTGCAGCGTACCGAGCAGGACAAGCGCTTTGCCCTGGAGCAGCGCCTGCAGAACAAAGACGAAACCCACCATAAGGAATTGACTGATGAGCAAACGAAGCAGGCTCGTCTGCGTGATCGCCTGGCTACTGCTGATCTGCGGCTTTCAGTCGTACTCGCCGCCACCGACGCCACCAGCAACTGCTCAGTGCCAGCCACCACCGCCACCGGCCGCGTGGTTCATGGCACCACAAGAGCCGAACTTGACCCAGCGCATGCTCAACGAATTATCGGAATCACCGATGCCGGCGACCAAGGATTGATCGCCCTGCGGGCCTGTCAGGCCTACGCAAAAGAAGTTTCTACACCGAAGTAAAAGGAGCGGCTGGGCAGGATGCGTCAACATCCAACCCGGCCACCTTCCCCGCAGAACGTCCCTGCAAGTCCAGCCAAGGCTCCTGCTTCGTGCACAAAGCGGAGCGAGCCTAGCACTGTTTATCTATACAGCAAAGGTCTTGCTTTTATATGTCCACACCCATCATCCCTTGGATGGGCGGTAAACGCCGCCTGGCCGACCGCCTTATCCCGCTCTTCCCACCCCACGAATGCTACGTCGAAGTCTTTGCCGGCGGTGCCGCGCTCTATTTCATGCGCCCCCAAGCCGCGCCCGTCGAAGTCCTCAACGACATCAACGGCGACCTGGTGACGCTCTACCGCGTCGTGCAAAACCACCTTGAGGAGTTCGTGCGCCAATTCAAATGGGCGCTCAGCTCCCGACAGGTGTTTGAGTGGCAAAAGATGACCCGCCCCGAAACCCTCACCGACATCCAGCGCGCTGCGCGATTTTTCTACCTGCAGCATCATGCCTTTGCAGGGAGAGTGACCGGCCAGAACTTTGGCATCGCGACAACTTCCCCGGCTATCAACCTGCTGCGGATCGAAGAAAACCTCTCGGCTGCATGGCAGCGCCTATCCGGCACCTATGTTGAAAACCTCCCCAGGCTAGACTGCGCCGAGCGCTACGACCGGCCCCACACCTTCCACTACATGGACCCGCCTTACTGGCAGACAAAGGGCTATGGCGTCGACTTTCCGTTTGAGAACTACGAGCGCATGGCCGACTTTATGCGACGTTGCCAGGGCAAGGTGATGGTCAGCATCAACGACCATCCTGATATCCGACGTGTGTTTGAGGGTTTCCACCACGAGATGGTGGATATCCGTTACAGCACGGCGAATCAGCGGAAGGGGAGGGCCGAGGTCAGTGGTGAACTGGTTATCATGAACTGGGAGCCGACAGCATTGGGCGGGCTGCTCTGATCGAAGCAGCTTGCCCGCAACGCTTTGTGGGTTTCGTGGGAGGCGGCGGCATGTCGACGTCGCCTGGTGTGTGGCACCGTTTTTTTGAGAGTGGAGAAACTGTAGTGCTAAAGAATCGAATCGCGTAAATATCGATCAAATATACCATTCGCTTGTCTTGAAGCGTCCTCAGGAAGAATGTCCGGGCGCGCAGTTCTACTAACAAAAAAAGCAAGATGATGCGATTTGAAGATGATGCGGAGAACTTTGCGAACTACTCTAAATGGAAAACTTATTAGTTTATAAAAAAGAAAAAATACAATACTTGAAAAAACAGCAATAGAGAAGATTATTGGTTTCAGATTATTTGCACGGTAGATATTAAAAAGTATACTTCTTTTTCGAGATGCGGCTCCTGAAGAAATTACCCTGAAGAGTAAGAATGAAAAAAATATGTATCTGAAAGCACGTGAGGTTAACAGATTGTTTACCCTGTCCGAGCGGAGGGGAGAGGTTTCCAGAAGTGACTGCCAGAAATATACGGGGAGATCAGCCAAAGCAAAATCCCCGGCAAGACTATTGTATTTAAACTTGCTTTTATTTATCTTGTCTTCATAGTCAATTTTTAGCTTTGTTAACTCATTCGCAGACGTTCCTTGTTTTTTATCATCAGCTGCAAAAACAGCCAAGCCGGCACTTTTTGGGGATGAGCCGACCCAGCCGAGTGGTATATTTGACTTTAGATATTTTTTTTCTAATGTGCACGCTATCGCCGCTAGGTTGGCGTCTTGTGGATGGCAAGAAAATACAACCCCAGCCTGCTTTCTTTTTGCTTCATCTAACAATGATCTGTGAAATAGCGATGTCGTATACATTTGAGGTAATTCAAAATAGTCACTTATCCCAAATAGCGCTTTGGCTGCCTCTACTGCCGATGTATGAATTTTAGTTGTGGGATGAGCTCTATAGGACACTGCAACGTCGCCGTATGTTGACTCGCATCCACCCCAGAAAAAGTATGCTCGCTCGGACGCTATCGCACGTATGCCTTCAGCAGTAGCAATCTTTGTTAATTTGTCTGCGAGTTCAAAAAAATAAGATTGAAGCGCATCATCTTGTCCTACAAAAATCAACCACTCTCCTTTGGCATGGGACAACGCCCATTCCCAATGTTCGGTCATGCTTAGGCGTTCGCAAGTTTCTACGAATCTTATCTTTGGGTCGCTACTAATAAATTGTAAATATTGCTTCGTTCCATCGTCTGAGTGGTCATCGCTGACTATCACCTCATAGTCGTCATACGATTGCTGAATGATCGAGTTAATACAATGCTGGATGTAGTCACAACCATTGTAACAAGGAACGATAATCGAATATTTAACTGGCATTTGTTGCTCCCGATATTTTATTGATTATTTTTCTCATCAGTAGCCGCCTACGACTTCCGATAGGCAACAAGAAATTTACAAGGGGGTTGCCTTGGATTGATCTCAAAGGTTTGGTGATAAAGGACCACCCGAGATCCAATGCTATAATGTTTTTCTCTACTAATACAGAATAGGGTGTAACTGAAGGTGCTGCGCTAAAAATGTACTGGAAGATATGAGATCTTGGGTTGTTGATGATATGGCGTCTAACGAAAAAAGGAAGTTTCGGTAGAAACTTTGTAAACGACCCAACGGTTGCGGTTGAGCTTTGGATAGACAGTGATGATTTTGCTATGAGATCCGCCATCGTACAGTACGTATAGAATCTCAGGTGGGTCTTGTCTAAAACCCCCATCTCTGTGTATTCGAAGTTATCACACAGGACCTTCGCTTTTACCTCACCAAATGAGGCGTTAGGAAGTGAAATTACGAATTTCCCTTTCTCCTTGAGAAAAACTTTAAGCTTGGTGAGAACCATTTGGGGTTCTACGGTGTGTTCTAAAACGTCTATCAACGCAATTACATCAAAAAAGCCGTGAAAGTCAGGGTAATGATTTACATCGAACGAATTCAAGTCAATTTGGAGTATTGACTTATAGACATTGTTCAGCTTTGCGATTTCGATACTTTTTTCGTCATACTCGAAACCGTAAGGCTTTACCCCCTTGGCTTTGTGTAAATAATCGCCGAAGTCACCGCATGCACATCCTACAT